GGTCCGCAAGCTCAATCTGCTGGATCAGACGGATGAGCAGAACGCTTCGGGCAAGCTCGACCTCATCATCCAGCTGCCGTACACGATCAAGTCCGAATCGCGTCGTCAGCAGGCCGAGCAGCGCCGGCAAGAGATCGAGTTCCAGCTCCGAGGCAGTCAGTACGGCATCGCCTACGCTGACGCCACGGAGAAGATCACTCAGCTCAATCGTCCGGTCGAGAACAATCTTCTCACGCAGGTCGAGAGCCTGACGCAGCTTCTGTACGTTCAGCTGGGGCTTACGCCCGAGGTCATGAATGGCACGGCTGACGAGAAGACGATGCTGAATTACTGGGATCGAACTATCGAGCCAGTGCTGGATGCGATCACAGAGTCAATGCATCGGTCGTTCCTCACCAAGACCGCCCGGACGCAGGGCCAGAGGATCATGTACTTCCGTGACTACTTCAAGCTCGTGCCGATCAGCGGCGAGGGCGGTATGGCAGACATCGCGGACAAGTTCACTCGTAACGAGATCCTCACCTCGAACGAGGTTCGGCAGATCGTTGGGTTCAAGCCGTCTTCCGAGCCGAAGGCGGATCAGCTCATCAACTCCAACATGCCGCAGGCCGACACCGGTCTCCCGCCCGCAGATGCAGCAGCGGAAGAGCCGTTCGACGCGGAGACAGCCTTCGATCAATTGGAGGTGCCCGGTGAAGCTGCCTAACGGCGAGATCCTCATGCACGCCGACGCACCGTACGATCCGGTCAAGGCGCATCAGTACTACCTGCGGACGAGGAAGCTGAAGGGACGGAAGAAGGCTGGCGCTCAGCCACCCAAGCTGACACCGGCCGGTGGACGGAAGATCCCGAAGGCCCCGCCCAAGAAGCACACGCAGATCTCTGATCTCAACCCTCAGCAGAAGCGTGAGTTGCAGGTGGTTGCGAGGGCTCGGGTCGAGAAGGCCCAGAAGAAGCTCAACGAGCTGAACAAGAAGTTGAAGGACAAGCTCGCTGAAGCCAAGAAAGCGGAGCGTGACGCCAAGAAGCCGAAGACTGCCGCGGAGAAGTCGAAGGACGCACGCGAAGCCAAGAAGTATCGGCAGGCTCACAAGACGGAAATCTCGACCAAGTCCAAGGCGAAGCGGGCCACCGACAAGGCCTCCGGAAAGGATACGTCCAACAACAGTGTCGAAGGGCTCAAGAAGCAGATCGTCGCCGCGGAGAAAGAACTGGCCACGGCGAAGGCCAAGCAGAAGGCCCTGGCGTAAGCCACCGATGAAGACCACGAAAGGACTGTCAAAATGGCAGTGAAGACGAAGGCCGACTTCAGTGGCTACGTCACGAAGTTCGGCATCAAGTGCTCCGACGGTCGCACCATCACCGCCGAGGCCTTCAAGCACCAGGACGGGATCCAGGTCCCGATGGTCTGGCAGCATCAGCACGACGATCCCGACAACGTGCTCGGCCACTTCGAGCTCGAGCACCGGGACGACGGCGTTTACGGCTACGGCTACTTCAACGAGACCGACAAGGCCCAGAACGCCAAGGAGCTCATCAAGCACGAGGACATCAAGAGCCTCTCGATCTACGCGAACAACCTCCTCGAGAAGGCGTCGTCGGTCATGCATGGCGTGATCCGCGAGGTCTCCCTCGTCCTCGCCGGGGCCAACCCGGGTGCGTTCATCGACAACATCGCTCTGCAGCACGGCGACGAGACCATCGTCCTCGACGACGAGGCGATCATCTACACCGGTCTCGAGCTGGAGCACGCGGACAAGAAGGAGTCCACCGACGACGCCGGCGACGGCAGCACGGTGCAGGACGTCTACGACTCCATGACGGCCGAGCAGAAGGAGGTCGTCCACTACATGGTGGGCGCCGCCCTCGAGCAGGCCAACGAGTCCGGCTCGGCGGCCCAGTCGGCCACCACGCCCCCCAACGACAACGATGACGACAAGGAGATCCGTCACATGAGCCGCAACGCTTTCGAGGCGGAGCGCGAGAAGTCCCCCGACGAGAAGCCGCAGCGGCACGTCCTCAGCCACGACGCCATCAAGGGCATCGTGCAGGACGCATCGCGTCGCGGTTCCCTCAAGGAGGCCGTCGAGCACTACGCCCTGCAGCACGGGATCAACGACATCGACACGCTGTTCCCCGACGCCAAGAACGTCGACAACACGCCGCAGCTCGACATGCGGCGCATGGAGTGGGTCAAGTCCGTGCTCAACGGCACGCGGCACAGCCCCTTCACGCGCATCAAGAACATCGTCACGACCGGCCTCAAGTTCGAGGAGGCGCGCGCCCGCGGCTACATCAAGGGCACCCTGAAGAAGGAGGAGTTCTTCGGGCTGACCTCACGAGTCACCACGCCGGCGACCGTCTACAAGAAGCAGAAGCTGGATCGCGACGACATCATCGACATCACCGACTTCGACGTCGTGGTGTGGCTGAAGGCCGAGATGCGCCTGATGCTCGAGGAGGAGCTCGCGCGCGCGATCCTGGTCGGCGACGGCCGTGCGGTGGACGACGAGGACAAGATCAAGGACCCGGCGGGCGCCAACGAGGGTGCGGGCATCCGCGCCATCGCGAACGACGACGAGCTGTACGCGGCGACGGTCTACGCCCCCGCCGACTTCTCGGACGACGCCGGCAAGATCGCCTTCGTCGAGCAGGTCATGCAGGACATGCGGTTCTACAAGGGCTCCGGCTCGCCGACGTTCTACACCACGCTCGGCGTCGTCAACGCTCTGGTCCTCGCGAAGGACGGCATGGGTCGCCGTCTGTGGCGCACCAAGTCCGATCTCGCCACCGAGATGGGCGTCGGCGCCATCGTCGAGGTCGAGGTCATGGAGGCGGACGAGTACGCTGACGTCGTCGGTGTCATCGTCAACCTCAACGACTACACCGTCGGCACGGATCGCGGCGGTGACGTCTCGATGTTCGACGACTTCGACATCGACTACAACCAGTACAAGTACCTGATCGAGACGCGTCTGTCCGGCGCGCTCACGAAGATCCGCTCGGCTCTCGTCGTGCGTCGCGCTGCCGCTGGCGCCACGCTCCGCGTCCCGGTCGAGCCGGCCTTCGACGGCACCACGATCACGATCCCGACCGCCACCGGCATGACGTACACGCGTACCGACACCGGCGCCACCACGGCGCAGGGCTCGACGGTCGCGCTCGCCGACGGCGATTCGCTCGAGATCCAGGCCAGCCCGACGGCCGGGAACTACTTCGAGACGGACCAGCAGGACAGCTGGACCTTCACGAACCCGGCGTAGTTCGCCTGACCTGTGGCGAGGTATTTCGGCAAGGTCGGGTTTGGTGTGCAGCAGGAGACCGCTCCTGGTGTCTACACCGAAGTGATTACTGAGCGTTCGTATTACGGGGACGTGGTTCGTGATGCACGTCGCCTGTCCGAAGCGGACAAGGTGAACAAGGACCTCAGTACATCAAACTCGATCAGCATCGTCGCCGACGCAGAGGCCAACGAACAATACTTCGCCATTCGCTTTGTGGAATGGGGCGGGGTGGTCTGGACCGTGACAGAAGTCGAGGTTCAGTTCCCTCGCCTCATCCTGCGTCTTGGGGAGGTGTACAATGGCCCGAGAGCAGCTGCAGGAAGCCCTTGAGGCAATCTGTCCGAACGTTTACTTCCAGCCGCCGTCAAACATCGTGATGCAATTTCCTTGCATCGTGTACAAGCGGTCGGATGAGAACGTGAAGTATGCGGACAATGGTCATTACGACCTATACCTGCGGTACGAAGTGACGATCATCGATCGAGACCCGGACAGTCCCATCCCCGGGTTGCTGCGGCAGCTTCCACTGGTCAGTTACGACAGGTTCTTCGCCGCGGATGACCTCAACCACGACGTCTACAACTTGTACTGGAAAGGAAGTTAGAACATGGCACCACTGACCTGGGATCAGGTCGGCGAGAAGACCTACGAGACCGGTGTCGACCGCGGCGTCCTCTACACCCCCAATCCCACGACGGGGGACTACGAGAACGGCGTGGCCTGGAACGGCCTCACCACGGTTACCGAGTCGCCTTCGGGCGCGGAGGCCTCGCCGCAGTACGCGGACAACATCAAGTACCTCAACCTCATCGGCGCCGAGACGTTCGGCCTGACCATCGAGGCGTTCACCTACCCCGACGAGTTCGCGGTGATGGACGGTTCGGTTCAGCCGAAG